CTCAGATCAGGGAGCTGTTTCTGTACCTCTTCAAACTCTTCGTAGATATGTATTTTCTGGAATAAGAGGAACCCCATATAGAGTACCAGAAAATGAATGGGAAGATGTATCACAAATACCTGCAGAAAAGTTCATTGATAAACGTGGCATTATGATTCCAAACTACAAGATCTTCGGTACAAATTAATGGTAAGAAGTGTCCAATTTAATCCTACTGGTGCAAGTATCACAAATGCGTCATTGAGCGTTGATACCCAAAATACTTGGGTTAATGGAATTTATGATGATGATAAGATAATAAATCCAGGTTATGATGCATGGAAAGATGTATTAAATTCTGATGAAGCTGGAAAAGCTTTTAGTAACGTAACTAATCAAAGTGGTAAAAGTGCAGTATCTGCACCATTTCCAGTAATAGATAAATTCTATTCAAACGAATATAAAAAATACTCAAATGCAGAATTAGAACCTGACAGGATTTATAACGTAGGTTCAAATACTGGTGATAGTAGAACGAGTCCAAATAACAAACCATCTACAAATCCAGTTCGTCAAGATAGGAATAGATCTGAATCAAGTGGAAAAGGTGGTGATTTTGTTGCAAAATATCCATATGACCTAGATCTTGCACAAGATCATCTTAGAATCCTAAGATATGCATACTCTAGAAATAATGATGTAAATGTCAGTGGTTATGTTGGAAATACTAATGTTGCTAGAGATACTAGAGGTGAATATAGAGGAATGATTGCACTCCCAATGCCTAAAGTTAGTGATTCTAATGCAGCTTCATGGGGCGAAAGTGATGTAAACTTATTACAACTCGGTCAAATAAGTGCTCTAAAAGGATTAGCAGCTCCAAAAGAAGATGCTAAGAGAATAGCACCATTTTTCAGATCACTATTTCAAAAAAAGACTGCAGCCGCAGATGCTCCAGGAGCTAATCAAACAAATGCTGTTGGAGATGCAATGACTGTAGGTGGTGCAGGAATAGCTGTAATGGGTAGTGGAATAGATACTGATACTATGCTTGCAAGATCGAAAGGTCAAATCCAAAACCCAAATACTGAACTTCTCTTTAAAGGTCCAGCTTTAAGAGACTTCCAGTTTACTTATGAAATGGTTGCAAGAAGTGATAGAGAAGGTAGAGAAATTCGCAAAATTATAAAATGGCTTAAACATGCAATGGCACCAAAATTTATGAATAGAGCTTTAATGGGAACTCCAGATATATTTGCTCTCCAATATAGACAAGGTGCTGGAACAGGAAAATTATTAGCTACTGCTAACAAGTTTAGAGACATGGCTTTAGCACAATTAACTGTTGATTATGCTCCAGAAGGTTATTGGTCTGCATACGAAGATTCCCAACCAGTAGCAGTTGTTCTAAATTTCCAGTTTAGTGAACTCAAACCAATTTATGATAGAGATCAAGAACAAGGAACAGATGACGTAGGTTTCTAAAATGCCATATCAAAGTAATTACACCAGAAACTCTTATTTCCAACTTTTACCAGAATTGGAATATCCCTCTTTAAGTAATGATAGAACATCTTTCTATGATTACTCAAGGGTTAAAAATATCTTTAAAAGAGCAATCTTAAGAGAAGATCTTATAGACTCTTTTATCACATTTGACAAATATAGTATTCAAGGTGATGAAAGACCAGATTCTGTCGCTGAAAAATTTTATGACGATCCAACACTCGACTGGTTAATTTTAGTAGCAAATAACATTATTAACTATAGAGATGAATGGCCTATGTCTCAAAGTGATTTTGAAAACTACGTAACTGAAAAATATACAACAGACGAACTTTCACATATCCATCATTGGGAAACTAATGAAATAAGAGATGGAAAAAATAGACTTATTCAACCAGCAGGTTTAACTGTAGACTCAGATCATACAGTAACCTATTTGGAAGGTGGAGTAACTACAACAAGATCTGACTTAAAATCAGTTTCATACCTACAGTTTGAAATTGCAAAAAATGACGAAAGAAGAGAAATTGACGTATTAAAAGCAGAATACGTAGATGTCGCTGTAACAGATATGAAACATATAATGGAATATGAGAGGTCTAATGGATATCTCTCACCAATGCTTAAAAAGACAGAAAATCCAAGAATTTTATCGCCAAGATAAAAGGGTCGCCTAAGCGACCCTGTGGCTCAAAAATTACTGGGGATTTTTTTACCCCAATTTTGGAATTAAAAAGCGATTTTCGTTTCCATCAATCTTCAGCAAGCTTAGCGAAGTAACTAAGAGCATCCTCTTCATCATCATCGGTTGACTGTACTGTTGCAGTTGCAGCAGCAACTGGTGCGGCACGACCTTCACTCTCATCCTCTAGTTCTTCATCAAGAACAGGACGTTGAGCAGGCTTCTGACCCAGTACATACTTCAGACGCTTACTAAGGTCTTCATAAGTTTTAAACTCAGAAGGTGCAACGAGTTCAGCAAGAGAATACTCCTGTTTCCATAGAGTCTCCATTGCATCGTCATCACTCAACAAAGGTGCAGGTGAATCAAACTCCGAAGAGTCATAATTCCAGTATCCAGCAACCTTTTTAATCTTAACCTTAAAGTTAGCACCTGCCCAAAAATCAAATGGGTTTAGAGGAGTCTCATCCTCAAACTCAGGCTGCATGGCAGCAGTAATCTTATCAAAGATTTTCTTACCATACTTGAACAGGAATACCTTACCTTCATTCTGTGGGTTTGAAGGATCTTTTACAACGTAGATGTTGCTATAATAAGACAACTTACGCTTCTGCTTACGAGCAGTTTCCTTACCAGCATCAGTTCCATTATTCCACAGTTCTGAATTATATTCAGAGACTGGATCCTTTTGACCAAGAGTGGTCAAAGAATTTTCAATATACCAACCACCTGGTCCTTGGAATGCATGAGTATAGAGTTTCGCCCAAGGTAGGTCTTCACTATCTGGTGCGGGTAAGAACCTAATAACGGCATAACCGTTACCAGCTTTATCAACTTCTGGTTTCCAGAGACGATCATCGGCTCCTCCACCAGTTTTATTCATTTTTTCCACCTGCTGCACTAATTTTGCAGTCAGAGAACCAAGAGAAGATTGTTTTTTAAGATCGGAAAAAGACATAGGATTTTGTTAGATTTGGCTTGTGTGTAAACATTCCATAATGATACTACGTATCGTCAGGAATGTCAACTTCTTGTCTTTTGAATTGACAGAGTGCTTGTCTCATATTACTAAATGCAGTTTCTACTGTAACTCCTTTAGGCAATCCAAGGAAAGATAAGGATTCCCTCATATCCTTTACTATTTTCTTAGCGCCAGGGTCATCGGACAACTTCATCCTGACGTACATAAGTTGTTGTTTCTCTATAAGTTGGTCTAGTAAAGCAAGATGTTCTGCTTTTTCTTCATCGTCATATTCATGAAAATGCAGAAACCCATCTTGTACTTCTTCTTGTATCTCATGGATGTTTTGAAGTCCATCCCTTACGTAATCGGCTTCGAAAAATTCACTCATGGATTACTACTCTCTTGAGAATTTGTTTGTACTTTTTGATATCAATACTATTTAACAGGAAAGGTTTATATTTGTCAACTTTTAAACTGACGGTTTTCCATACAAAATCATCCAGTTTTAAATCAAAATCTTTTTTATACTTAAGTATGGCATCTAAAATAATTAAAGACTCTACAGATATATTTTTCTTTAAATGTTCCTTAACTAAAAGAGGATGTTTACCCTTCTCACATTCAAATACAGAATTAAAATCTTTATTATCAAACAGTTGTTTCATCTCTTCTGAAAAAATATATCCTAAACTCTGAACCTTCTTCTGCCAAGAAAAATATTTCTCCTCACCTGTCTGAATTATTTCTCCTATCCACATTCTTTCTGGATCATCACACTGAGAAAAAATGGCAGTAAAATAATCAATGACCTCACCATCTTTTTTCTGTCTGGACATCTTCTCAAAGAAATATCTATCCTTTCTCTTACCAAAGGCAGATGAAGACGCATTTGTCTTACCACCATATCTAAAGTAATCAAACTTATCTTTAGTAAAATGATTTTTGAATGCTAAGTAAGTTCTATAGCAATCAAATGGTGTCATATTGGAAGTCTTGCTCGAGAAGTTTTCTTCAAAAAGTTTAACTGCGTAGCTTCCCATTTCAATTTTTCTTTCAGTGGTTTGGAAATAAGTTTAGGAATTGATTCAACATCAATACTATTCTGTTCACAATAATGAACAATAGCATCTATGTAACTGATTTTATCTTCAGCCACAATAGTCTCTATCTCTTGTGCAAAACGGTTTGAACACAAGAATTTCTTTTCTAAAGCTTTGTTGATGTCATCCATTAACCACCATTCTGTCTTTGACAAACTCTTTAACATATTTCACAAGCAATTTAATATAGTCACCTTTGTTACGTTTATCGTAAACATGAGTCTCACCACTAGGCGTGACCATAATAGTAATGAGTTTTTTTACAGGAATCTTAGTCAGTTCATAGTACATACAAGCGTATGCAGTTTCTTGAACAAAATATTGTTGAACCCATTTCTCAGGTTTAATATATTTTGATGTCTTGAAATCTATTACTGCTAATTCACCATCGTATTCGGCGATGCAATCTACTCTTCCAGCCAGTCCGAGGTATTCAGAATAAAGAGTACGTTCGATAGCATGTATCTTACCTATCTTATCTAAATGTTGTTTAGAACTATTAAACATATAACGAGTAGCAGGAAGATAATTCTCCCAGACCAAATCTCTATTTTCCAAATATGCTTGAGCAGCCTCATGATAATCAGTTCCACGGGTAGTGGCCTCCTTTGTTACCCTATTAGCCTCTTCATCACCTACCTTTCTACGCCACTCAAGAAAAACTTCTCTGTTGTAGTGACTAGTCACGGATGTGATACTAGGAACCCATTCATCATTAGGTAGTTTATATAGGCGAATACCATCCACCTCTTTTTTATCTAACTCAAGATCACCTAAGTGATTACAATATTCAAAAGTCATTAATATAAAAAACTAAAAGGGCATTTACTTGTACCAGTCTGAGAAAATAACTTATCTCTCCAGTTTCTTTTGTCTCTACCCATTGTCTCATGATATGTTGTTACCATCTCTGTAACTTTTTGAGTATCCTTTTCCTGTTTTAAAATGATTTCCTCATTTAAATCTGGGGAATAAAACGATACTCTGAAGAGAGGATCACCTGTCTTTATTATAACAGGTTTTTTCTCATCGACAACAGTAAGACCAAGACTAAGAGCCCTTGACCAGTTAGATAAATTGAACCATCCAGGGACAGCAATAAAATTATTACTATAAGATGTCATTGGATGATCGTTCTGCTCTAACCAGATGTCATCATCATGCGTCCAAAACAAATATCTTGGAAACTTTAACTGAGCAACTGGTTTTGGTGAGTTGAGATGTTCATCATCTATCGTTACCAAATCTGGTTCTTCACAAGAAAGAAGATTACCATCAGGTCTTCTCTCAATAGAAAGAGAGAAATCTATAGGTGATACTCCAACAAAAACTCTATCATTCTTATGTTTAAATGCAGGACACTTTGAATAAACATAAGTGTCTTGAACTGTTTGTTTAATTAAACTATCATGTAGAGTGTAGAAACTTGCATAATGTACTGTCTTAGACATTACATATTCATTGCAAGCTTCGTAATGAGATACTCTCTGATAAGACCTGAACGAACGATATCATCTATACCAAATTCAACCATTGAAAAACTCTCCATTTGTTCAACGATCTTCATGAAGTCAAGAAGTCCATTCTTCTCATTAGTCTTAACTAAATCAGTCTGTGTTGCATCTCCACAGAACATAATCTTACAGTCCTCACCAACACGAGTAATTATACTATCAAGTTCGTGAAAATTCAAGTTTTGACATTCATCTATAAGAATAATGGTCCTATCAAAAGTAGTACCACGAAGGAATGAAGTTGACCAGAACTTTATAGTATCCTGTTGTTTCAGGTTACCATACAACATTTCAAAGTCAGAATCCGTGGCCATCTCAAACATATATTTTACCATATGTTTGTATGGAATTTGATAAAGATATGACTTATCTTCATGATCTCCAGGTAGGAAACCAATCTCTCTAGTAGAAACTAGAGAACGAACAATACAAAGTTTATCATATGGTGTAGTCGTATCAAGAATTTCTTTAAGTGCCAGATAAAGAGTAATAAAAGTCTTACCAGTACCAGCACATCCATAAGCAAAGATATTCTTGCCTTCTTTATAGGCATCAAACAACTTTGTTTGGTTATCTGTAATAGGTTCGATCTTATTAAGAAGATCTAAATTAATAGGTTTTTTTCTCTTCATTTGCTTTGCCGTCATTCCAGCACCAATAGGTTGGTCTCCGTTAGTTTTTTTCTTTGCCATACTATGATATCTTCTTCACATATGAACCAGGCATCTTGCCTGCTCTATTAAGAACCTCATTCCAACTAGGGTTACGTTGGATAAGTTTGTTTTTCCATTCTCCTACTTCTCCAACACCAGCACACCCAGCACTCCAGTCTTTATCCCAATCAGGGTTCTCTTTTTTCCAATCATCATACTCAAGCATTGTCATAGAGAGTTCTTGTTTCTCTCCAGTCTTCAGATTTTTCACAGGATAAGTTGGCATATTTTTCTTAATAATGTGTAAAAGTATTTAGACCCACTCAAGGGCTTGAGACACTACAGGAAATTGTTCACAGAATATTGACTTACATGCATTAGCAATATCCATATGTTCTTTCTGTGTTCCATGACCTGAACGCAAATTAATATAATGAGCCCATGAACGAACACTACCTGTCATGTATAAACGAGTAGGTGTAGCAAGAGGCAATACAAATCTTGCACACTCCTTTGCTATACCTGCATCAAGCATCTCTTTGTAGAGTTTCATACCATCCACAAAGTATCTCTGCATTTTGATTTCAAAATCCTGTTGCATTAATGGATCTATATCATCAATACTATTCTGTCTATTCTTATTATCCTGACGACGTAATGCTGGTAGAGGTATCTCTTTACCTAACAAACTGCTATCAGCATACCGTTGAGAAAACTCTTGGTATGTGAATGATCTATGTCTTAATATCTGTGCTGCAAGACCTCTTGTAGTCTCTATCTCTAAGGTCATGTGTGCCTGTTCAAAGACACTCCAGTGACCGTGTTGAATACAATACTTAAGAAGACCCGCAAACTTTTCGTTGTCTTGGTTCTTAGGGTTACTCACACGAGCAACATAAGCCATTGTCTTCTCCGCATCAGGAGTGACCGTAACTAAAGATACATTCATAGTTTAATCAGGGTAACCATCATCGTCATCATACACCTCATCATAATCATCGAGTGGGGCAGCAAATGCTTGTGAATTTTTATATGCATCCACATCAGAATAAACCTCAGACTCTAATACTTCTACTAGAGACTTAAGATTCTTTACAATAACTTTTAGTTTTTCTTTGTCCATATTGCTTTAAACCCATACATATTTTACATAAAAAAAGAGAGCGTGTCAACTCTCTTCTTTGTCATATATTTTTTGATAAGCCGCAGCTAAAGAATCTGGTTTAGCTTGAGACCCATATTGGGGTCGTTGCAGTTCTTTCTGTTCTTTATTACCAGAGATAGGAAGTCCTGTATTGGCCTGATCAGTGTTTGTTTGATGTGACATTACGATAATACCTTTCCGTTATTTATCTCCATACTTATCAAGGAGTTCTGAGATAACAGTTTCACTCCCATTCAAAGTTTGAAGTTCATACATGGTGGACTTCATATATTTTTTTAATTTTTTATATTCTTTGGTAAGTTTATCCACTTCTTCCATGTTAAGTTTAACACCTTGTTTCTTTTCCTTACCATCGAAACCGAATCCAATACTCATGATCGTCTTTTCTTTTTCTTTTTTTCTGGTGTTGTATAACCCCAAACATTGGGTTTAATATTACCATGACCATAATCAATACTCTTCAGTTCTCCTTTGAACTTATCATAGTACATGTCAAACAAACCTGATCTAGATCCTCTTGTAAGATCAAAACAAAGTTTTCCTTCATGGAAGTATTTAACAATGAAAGCATCATTAGGAGCTTGTCTAGTACAAACATCCTCATAAGATCCATTCTCTACAATAAGTTCAGTTCCATATTCAGTTTTACATTTCTCTCTCTCTTCCTTTGTCCATATTCTAGCTAACTGTTTAACATCTTCTTTTGTTTCAGTCGTTGTCTCTGACATTTCAACCTCCTCTATTACCCCATTCGATATCTGGGAATGATTCTTCTACTATAGCCTTTGTAATTTTATATTTGTCTGTTAGTTTCTTATCTTTAACCAAACAAATAATATCAGCTTCATCTGGATGCAATCCTTCTAGTAGTTGAAGAAATAGTTGCTCCCTTTTAACAGGTCTAAGAAACTTGTTCCCACCCTTAACAAAATTATACAAGACCTTCCACTCATGGGCAAGATAAGTATGTTCTGTTCCTGCAGGGGCTTCATTCTTCTCAAAGGGAACTTTACCTTCAGGAAGTTCAGAAACAACAGAGTCATCGAAATTCCAAATAAGAATTGATTTCAAATGTAAAGACTCATTTTCTTTTAGAACCGCAATCTTTTTTGCTTTGGTTCTTTGTTTAGATACTTTTGCTAACACCTCACTCAATAAAGGATTGTTAGGTAGTCTAGATTCACCCAGTTCAGGATGTGTTTCAGTCATGGGCATAATAACCTCGTTAATTAATCATCATCGTTTTCTTCTTCCAGTTCTTCATGTAGGAAGTCTGAATTTTCAAATCTAAAAGCAATGACCTCATCAGGAATCACATTACCTTTTTCATCAAACATTTCTGGATGGACTGCGGGAAGATAAGATCGATATAAATGTTCTTTTACCAACCATCCTATTATACCACCAATACATAAAAAAAGAACAGATACTAAGGCAACAAGTGTTTCTAACATTTCATTCCCCGCGAAAGTTATAGTTTTTTTCTTGAAAAAGAAAATTCAAACCGAATGTTAAACTCTCGTTTTAGTAGAGAGAACATTCTATTAAAGCCAATTTTAAAGATGTGCGGCTCTGGTTCCCTCCTATGGTACAGCATTAATTTTGTACCTTTATTTATTAGCTGTTCTTCTCCTTCCTTCTTTTCGATCTGTTTCATAGCGTTGAGCATCTTCAATAATGTTAAACAAATAATTTCTTATATCTACTGCCTGAAGTTTAGGAATATGACCATAACCTTCTCCTAGTTGTACATGATTAGGATCAGTACCACCCTCAATATATTGATCGAGTTCTGATATAAGTTCCTTTAATTCACGTACTGTAGAACTTTTCATGAAGTCATCTACTTCATACTTCTTCGCTTGTACATCCTTCAAATATTCATAAAGATTAAATTTCATCTCACCTTGCATGAAGGCTTTATCGATGACATGTTCTACAAGATCATAAAGTTCTTCCATTAGACCAAGTTATTTTCTTGGAGATATTTAACAGTTTCTGTACACCCACCAAGATTTTGATTGTTTAATACAACTTGAGGAAAAGTAGAACCTTCACCAAACTGGCCATAAAAAGCATCTTTCTTAAAATCCTTTCCAAGTTTATAAACACGATGGTTTAAACCTGCAAGTTCTAAAACTTGTACAACCTTAGAACAATAAGGACATCCATCTTTAGAATAAACAGTAAAGTTCATGAGTCTTCGCTCCATTTTTTAAGAGATTCTTTAAGAGAAGATTGACAGTCTGGTGGTTCAGGATCTTTATAACCCTTCATCTTTTTCCACTTATTATATAATGCACCCATCATCCATGACTGAGAAAGGCTCTTGGGTCCATTCTCAAGCAGATCTAATTCATACTTACTAGAAGTGTACCCTTTGTACTCCTCTCTCCAATTGGAATCATCATATGATTTATCCATTAGGCTTGGATGAAATAACTGGGTTCTTAGTTCTATTTAAAAGAGTAATAAATTTATCAGCTTTAAATGTACCAGCAACATTAACTTGAATTTCATCACCATCTTCCCATATAGGATTACCATCCTTACCTCTCATGTCGAGAGCCTTTTCAAGATCATCAATAATTTTTTGAGTAATTTTCATTCTTCAAATGTTGTCAATGTTTTATACTTCTCATATAACTCACCCATCTTAGGTTCAGTTTGACGAGACTTCCACATCTGTCTGAGAATAAGTTTCATATCATCCATTGGAACTACCACTGATAAAGAACCATTAGTATAGGGAGGTTCTGCAAAAGGTTTCTCTTTTTTATCCAAACAGTTATCCAATGCATCCAAATCAACAATCATTAACGTCCCTCCCTAGATCTATTTCTAATAGTGATGTGGTTACCTTCAATAGCAAACTCAAGTTTGTCTCGATGATCCCAGTTCAACTCTTCATATAACTGATCGAGTTTCTGCATATCTTCCCAGACATCAGTAGGTGTAGGTTCACCCCAAAAAGGATTGTCTTCCATTAAGCAAATTGCCGTAGGCTCTGTAGTATATATTTGTATGCCTTTACTATATCACCTTCGTCCTTTCTAAACAAGTCCTTATCAAAACGTTCTTGTGTTCCTTTCTTCCATAGTCTCATACTATCGGGTGAGAGTTCATCAGCGAGATACATGTCGCCATGAACATCATAACCAAACTCCAACTTAAAATCAACCAGATCCATTCCGATGAGGGTGAAGAGTACCT